TTGAGTCATCTTGGATTTCCCAAGTGTAACGATTGTTACTAAAGTCTCTACAAGTTCTGTTGTAAAGTTTTGCAATCCTTACTTGATCTCCGCCACCTGCAATTGTTCCTTGAATAGACATTTCATCAGCACCTAAAGCGCCTGCTGCTTTATCTACTAGAGTACATACACCAGTGTTTCCACCTAGTGTTTTGTCATCATCACAGTTAAATTTGTTTACTGATCTTTGTGAAAGTATTACACCTTGATCAGTTTCTGCGTTTGCTCCGATTTGGCAGTTAACAGTAAAGTTTGTACCATCTGCTAATGCTCCGAAAAACCTTTTATTAATTGGACGTCCCATTTTTTTTCTCCTATAAAGTTACGTTCTATGTAATACGCGGTGGGTCAACTCCGCATAAGTTCACATTATGTGACACGATTACCGACACAAGTATTTATCAAATAAAAGAAAAGCCCGTACAGTGACGGGCTTTGTTTACTCACAATCTAATGTTTCTATTAGTTTGCTTATATCTATTAGCGATTCATTACGTACATTGTAACTTCAAAGCCGTAGCGCATTTCAATTGCTTCTGGTTTCGTCCACATATGTTTTCTCCTAGTTAGTTAATAAAAACTACATTATTATTTAAACATATTATTCTACAAAAGTCATACGTAAAATCATTAAATTTAGTCAAAAAAATAGGCCCTCGAAAGGACCTATTTTAATGCGTTTATCTAAGTAATTATTAGCTGAAGCTAACATTGCTGATTGATACTTTATTCAAGTAATCACCAGCGTTACCAAGAGATGATGCAGTGTTGTTTAGCTCAACATATCCGTAACGTGTCATAAATGATACAACTGGTTCGAATGTGTCTGGGTCTAGTACAACGCCTGAACTCATTAGCGGGATATATGGGCAATAGAACGCTGCTGCGTCTGATTCGCTTGATCCTTTATAGCCAACAAGTACTGCTGAATCGTCTGCTGCGTAAGTGTTTACGTAGATCTTCATTGCGTTGTTAAGAGTACCAACAAACTTAGTGTTTGTAGGTGCTTCAAAAGAACCCTCTGTTGTTCTAGCAAACGCTGAAGTAGTAGCAGATTGTAGGATAGTTAGTGCCTGTGGAGACACAACTGCCCAGTTACCTGCGCCACGTCTTGTACGCTGTGCGATTTCATTTGATGCGCGGTTGATCATAACAGCTAGTGCTGCGTGTTCGTCGCCTACAAATGTTGCTGTACCACTTACTGCTGCTTGATTGTAAGTATCTGATGTTGGCGCTAGTGCGGTCAACGATGCAATTACTTCCTGATCAATTTCAGCGGTAATTTCTTGAGCTAAAGCAGCCATAATTTCTGCTTCAACATCGATACCGTGCTGTGACTGAGCATCTTGAGCAGATTCAAAAGTCCAACGAGCTGATAGCTTTCTGGATTTTGCTTCTACTGTTTGCTTCAAGATTTGAATGCTTAGTCTGTTACCAGCTGAGCCTTCTAAAGCTGCTGTTGAAGCTGCTTTGTCATCTAATGCACCTGAATACGCTTCAGCAATTTTGAATGGGCTTAACGCCTCTTCGCCTGCTGTTGTATCAGTACCGTTTGTAGAGTTGACTGCGTCTGCATATCTTACTCTTAATGTGTGGATTTGACCCACTGGACCTGTCATAGGTTGTACACCTACCAATTCGTTAGCAATAACGGTTGGCATTACACGTCTAATGACTGGTAAAATAACACGGTTAAGTGTTGCTACGTTACCTGCAGAAGTAGCACCAGCTGTTGCTGCTTCAGACAAATACTTGCGAGTATTTTCTAAAGTAGCTTCCATAACAGATTTCTTATTTCCTGTTAATCCTTCAACTAGGGCACCTTTGGTCTCCTGCCAGCGACTTTCTAGTAGTTCTGACATAATTATCTCCTTAATTTAATCCAGCTAGACGTTTAAAATCAACCAAGTTGTTTTTCTCGTCTGCTTGTCTACTAACGTTAGTTTGTGACTGAATGTCACGGTTGCCTGTTACTTCTTTGCCTTCTGTAAGTGTTGCCTTCTTGGCTGGAGTGTTACCATCAATAACTGCTGGTAGGTACTTGTCAAACGACTTACGTAAGTTTGCCGTTTGGACAGATTCCAGTAAATCTATCATAATCTCTTTCTGGTCCATATTCAACGGGCCAGTCAGTTCGTTCATAACATCTTTGCGCTTTGCTGCTTCAACTAAACGCTTCTTCTCAGTTGCCTGAGATTCTGCTAGTGTTTTTGCTTTAGCTGCAAATGCTTTAGCTTCTTTAAGTTGTTGATCTTTAGCATCAAGAACTTTCATTAGCTTTGCTGTTTCTGAATTTTCATTTAGGTGGCTTCCTGCGTACTCTGAAGCAAAAGCTTCAAACAGTTTGCGACCAAAATCATTTCTACGTGCTTCTTCAATATCTTCTTTAAGTTGACCAATTTCTCCTTTAAGAGCTTTGTCAACTGTTTCTGATACTGCTTTAGCACTTCTTTCGATAAAGCTATCTTTAACTTTAGCGAAGTGTGTCTTAGCTTCACGTACTAAACGTACTTTTGTTTCTGCTAAGTCTTTTTTGTCTTCGTGGAATTCTGCAAGTTCTTTTGCAAGTGCTTCAACAACAAATTCTTCAAGTTTTCCGAAATTTTCTGCCATTGCTTTTTGATCTTCGTGTAGCTCATTAACTTCTTTAGTTAATGTCTCCATTACAAATCCTTTTAGCAGTGTAGCGTTTTCACGCTGTGCTACTGCATATTTTGCACGGGCTTCTGCTAGTTGTTTACGGTCTTCCGCAAACTCAGCAATTTCGTCTGCTAAACGCTCAGACACAAGTGAGTCAATGGCTTCAACCATCGTTGACTTGTCTTGCTCATATTTTTGAGCAAACTCTTCACGTAGTTCGGCAGTTACTTGTTGACGATTCTCTTTGAGTTTCGATTCCCAAGCTTCTTGAATTTCGTTGCGCACTTCTTCTGAAACTACATCATTTTCAAAAAGTGTTTTTAGTGCATCCAACATAATATTTGTCTCCTCGTTATTGGAGTTTACTAATCATACTGATTAGTGATTCCTTTAGATACTTTTGGGCCTTTGGATCGTGTTTTGTTGCCTGTGCTAATTCGTATGCCTTCATTCCGCCACGTGCATTCATTAAATGTTCGTATATTGGCGTTGGGTAGGCTCCAGGAGCACTAGGTTGTGCTACTACATCTACCGTTATAATTTCAAATTCAGAAACTTCACCGTTTCCGTCTTCACTTACATTACCACTACCACGTGACGAGACACCTAGTTTAACTCCGCTTTCAAGCATTGTTTTAACTAGGTTCCCCATCGGTGTTGGTAGAATTTTTAATTTACCATAACCGTTTGGTCCATCCATCCACATATCTGTGACCATATGGCACACACGGTCTAAGTTAATGTTAAGTCCTTCTGGATGATCAACTTCACCGAGAACACTATATCCTCCTGTTATTTGATCATTGAGAGTTTTGACAGCCCTACCTATTTCGTTTACAGGATATACACGTTGGTTTGCATTACGCACTCCGCCTTGTATGCAGATGCCTTTCATAAAAAGGTCTTTGCCGCCCGTTGCGTTTTCGGTAGACTCAACAACCATATTTGCTTGGTCGAATGTCAAATGCTCTCGTAAAAGATTGCTCATCTATTAGTCCTTAATACTTACTTGCCGACTACTTGTTTTTTGTTGTCAGCTGTTTCGCCTGCGCCTTTTTTCTCTGCGCCGTGGCCTTTTGGCATTGCTTTCATAGACTTTGATGCTTTACCACCTGGTACATTTACATTACCAGCTGTTTCATCTTTTGCAGAATCTGCTGTACGTCCACCTTCTTCACTACCTTGTACTAAGTTACCAGCGTCTCCGCCCATATCGTTAGAACCAGCTACAGTTGACTTAGTGTTTGCACCGTTGTCGCCCATTTTTGCAGTTACTTTTTCAACATACTCACGCATTTCTTCGTTAGCAGTTTTAGGTGTTCTTGATTCTTCAACTTCATCAGTTGCTTCTTCAACAGCTTCGTCTGTGTCTTCTTCAGCTTCGCCAAAGTCTAATGACTCTTCTTCTGAATCGTCATCTTCTTCATCACCAGCATCCATATCGTCTCCAGCTTCGTCATCTCCGCCTTCGTCGCCAGCCATCATTTTTTCAAATTCAGCTTTTAGATCGTCTAGTGCATCTTCTAGGTCTTCAACACGATCTTCAACATCGCCTTCTTCACCTTCGTCTTCTTCACCTTCTTCGTCGCCGTCCATAGCATCTTCGATGTCACCCATCATATCGTCTGCTGCATCGCCGCCCATTTCTGGTTCAGCTTCGACTTCAAATTCGTCTAGGTCAAAGTTTTCATTAGTTTCTTCGTCATCACTTGATTCATCAACTTCTTCGTCAGTAGCTTCATCTACTTCTTCGTCATCACTTGATTCATCAACTTCTTCATCAGTAGCTTCGTCGACTTCTTCGTCGGCTACTTCTTCTAAATCGTTTTCTAATAGTCCTTCGTAGATATCTCTTGATTTTTCTACGACAATTTCGTGAAATAGCTCTTCAGCGCCTGCCTTATCTTCGTTGATAAGACGCTCAAGCATTTCTTCAAATTTATTTTGATCTGCCATTGTATTTCTCCTATAAAAAGTTTACCTATGGTAAGGCTGTCATTTGTATTTACTATTTATACGGAAAAGTACGTAGATATAGGCCAAAAACGGCCATTTTAGAAAAATATTAGGAAAGATTAAAGATTTTTTGGAAATCTTCAATAAAAATAGTTTCTAAGTTGTTAAATTTATTTAGTTCTTCAGGACAGTAGTTATCTGGTGCTATTACTCTTTTATACTCTATATCAGTATTTTCTTTTATTACACTAGTGGTTTGACGCATCCAATTACCAAAAAATGTTGCACTATCTGTAGACTTTTTGTAATTTGAAGTGTCAGCATATATGTTATTAAACAGTCGGCCTTCCTTGGTTCCCCTAAAATCAAATCCTAATACATATATTTTTTTATATCGATGCTGTGTAGCTAACCATAATGCTGTTGGCCCACTTGACCAACCTTTACTTGGATTAAAGTAATTTAAATTTTTTATTCTTTGATATGATTTATTAGGATTAGTCCATACTTGATTACTGTGTTGGAATCCTGCTTTATTAATTTCTAAAACCATTTTTACATCGACTGCTATTAAGTAGTCTGGACAAAAGGTTCTGTATACTGCATTGCAAGCATACACTTTTCCTTTAGATTTTAATTGTTCTAGATCAATTGGAAGCCTACTAGTACCGTTGCCGATAACAAATGCAATTTCGTTAGATGATATATCTTCAATGTTATTTGTTTTAGACAAGGATTCAAAACGCTTTTGATCGCGTCTTTCTTGTCTTATCTTATGCCATTGTTCTTTAGAATATAGAGACTTATCTATTTTTGCCATTAAACACCCGCGTCAGCATTAGCTGCTACTCCATACATTTGACGAACAAAATCTAATTCTTTTTCTTGTTCCGTAGTATGTAGTTCAGATGCTTTGCGAGCTTTATTAATTTGGCGAAGTGTTAAACGTGTTTTACGAGTGTCTGTTTTTTCTACAGGAGAGTCATCGTCGCGTTCTTCATAGCGATTGTCCTCGACAGGTTCGAGTGTTTCTTTGTCATAGTAGAATAATTCACGTAGTATCATATTAGTATTTATATCGTTTGGTCAGTTGCCGGGGCATCAGTAGCTGCTGCTCCTGCATCAGGCGTAGCACCTGCCATCTCATCACCAGCCATCTCCGGATCAGGGGTTGTGTCAGCTTCGTCTTCAATTGAACCTAAGTCTGAACTAATACCAGCTGAACTAATACCTGCACCACGCATTTCGCCGGCTGCATCAGTTTCTGGTTGTGTTAGATTTTCGTCATTTTCTTCTCGCCACATACGTTCATTTTCTGCAATTTCTTCAGCTGTCATTCCTAAAAATCTTTGCATTGCAAATCTATTAGACACATAAGGTATTGCACTCATTTGTGTAAATGTTGGAATACGTGCATTATCAATTTCACTTTGCCTATAACTTGCAAAGTTTTGTGGCGGTTGGAATCTAAGATCAAACATTGCTGTGTCAATATTAATTCCTTTTTCTAGCATATAACGCTTAAACTCTTGATTAAACTCTTCTGCTACTAAATTTTGTAAACGTTCACAGTATGTATTGAATCTTAGTTCTTGTATATATGCTGTACCTACTC